AATACTACTGATAATTGGCGCTTAGGGTGATGATTCCGCGCCACTTATGGTATAATGACTATGTGGATGCACCCACGGTTATGAGCACCCAACCACGTGCAACATAACACCTGCCTCTGTACCCCCTCTCTCTCTCTCTCTTGTGTGTTCTCTGCTTTGTATGCGCTGTCTGTTGCCTCTCCTCTGCTCATAGGTCGCTATAGTCCCCCTGTAGCGACCTCTCTCATTACGATAACGAGGTATTCCCATGATTAAGCCAGGCTACAAAACCAGTGAGATGTATGTGACGATCGCGGGTATGATCGTCGCGGCTCTGGTTGGACTGGGCATCGTAAAGCCAGCCGACAGCGCCGCATTCCAGCCGATCGCCCTCAGCATCGTGCTGATCATCGTGCCCCTTGGTTACGCAACATGTCGCACGTGGCTGAAGACGTATGCGCCGATCGTGCCCGATGCCACGAACCTCGGCCCGATCGTCTCTGCTGCTGGCACCGTCTCTGCTGCCTCGCTGCTGCCGACTGACCTCGCCAACTCGATGCAGTGGCACGATAGCAACGTGATGCCAGCGGTAGGACCATTCCTGGGACGTAGCCAGCCACCTGAGATCACTGTAGCGCCGCATGTCGTGACACCGTGAAAAGTGATAGCGTCAATCGTGACGGCATGGCGGTCTTGCGCCGCACCATTGCGATTGAAAACCTTTTGCCGCATCCGCGCAATTACAATACGCATAGCATCCAAAGCGTAGAGGCGATTGCTGAGTCATTGCAACGATTTGGGCAACGTCGCGAAATCGTCGTGTACGATCGCGGTGATGGGTCATTCTATATCTTGGCAGGGCATGGCGTGGTAGAAGCAGCACAATTGATTGGCCTTCCGGCGCTAGAGGCAAACGTGATGCCAAGCGATACGCCAGAATCAGAGACGCTCGGCTATCTCGCTGCCGATAACGAGTTAGCGCGATTAAGTAGCCCTGATAACGTGCTCTTAGCTGAGATCCTAGAAGAGCAACGCAACCTCGGCTTATCACTCGATAGCCTGGGCTATACCGACGAAACACTAGATGCACTCCTGGCAACGCTAGCAGATGAGGCACTAGAGGATGCAACACGCACAACGGAACTCAATACTCCCCGGGGCGGTAATGTCGATGAAAGCCTCGGGGTGATGGTCACATGCAAAAATGAAGATGAGCAGCGCCGTGCGTATACGTTGCTCATAAACGAGGGCTACACATGCCGTATCTTGACGTTGTAAGAGAAATCGACATCCCACAATCGTTTCGCGTGGCACAAATAGTCTCCATGTTTGACGTGCCTCTGACACAGAAGTTACACAAATCATGGCAGGTTAATTTGCCCATCGATGTTGATGACTGGCAAATCGGCGTCATCGTCGGCCCGAGCGGTTGCGGTAAATCATCCATTGCGCAAAGCATGTGGCCCGAACAATACACCCGAGGGTATGCGTGGAATGATGCCAGTATTCTCGATAACTTCCCTGCGGAACTTGGCAGCAAAGTTATCATCAATGCGCTAACCTCGGTCGGGTTCTCTAGCCCACCGGACTGGATCAAGCCCTATGGTGCATTATCGACAGGTCAACAAATGCGCGCCGATCTTGCACGTGCGCTCATCAGCGCTACGCTTGTCGTTTTCGATGAATTTACCAGCGTGGTTGATCGCACGGTTGCACAGGTCGGCAGTGCGGCGATCGCGAAAGCCATACGCAAACAACCAGGGCGACAATTCATAGCCGTAACCTGTCACGCCGACGTGGTAGCGTGGCTAGAACCTGATTGGGTCTATGAGCCACATACCGCACTCTTTCAGCGGAGGAGTCAAAGGCGACCGAGCATTGACATTAGCATCTCCCGCTGTCATTCGTCGGCTTGGCCCTTGTTTAAGGACGCTCACTATTTAAGCGCCGATCTCAATCCAAGTGCATCGTGTTACATCGCGGAATGGAACGGCGTCCCGATCGCGTTTGTTGCTGTGCTTCCGATGATCGGTTTCAAGAATGCCTACCGTATTTCGCGGGTCGTCGTGCTCCCTGATTATCAGGGTATCGGGGTTGGCTCTCGATTAAGTGCGGCAATTGGCGATCTCTATCGCAACCAGGGCAAACGGTTGCGTATTACGACCTCACATCCTGGCATGATTGCATCGATGAATCATTCGACACGATGGGCCTTATGTGGAGACTATAAAAACGGAACGAAGACGCCCGGTCGTGCCGATCTGCGCAAGGGTCATAAAACGACAGGTGGCCGAGCAATCATCACCTTTGAATATATGGGGGCCGTATGACGAAAAAGACCGAGCGACCCGCTAGAGACGTGAATGCCGCCATACGAGTACAGCAAGCGCTATTGCTTCGCACGATGGGCCATACCTACGATGAAATAGCCAACCGCTGCGGCTATGACAGCCGAGGGGCTGCCTACCACGCGGTGCAACGCGAATTACAACGCAACATCGCGACCTCGGTAGACGACATGAGACTAGAGGAATGCCTCCGCCTTGATGCCTTGCTGAAAACCTATATGCCAAGAGCATTAAAAGCCGAAGCGTGGGCGTGCGATCGGGTATTGCATATCATGGAACGTCGCGCAAAGCTGATGGGACTCGATATCAAGCCAGAAGAGGCAGCAGTGGTCAATATGACGCTGGTACGGCAGATAGCCGCCGATATGGAGGCCGTGTAATGGTCGCTACCGCGTCGCAAGAGATCATCCTGACCTATCGGCCCTATGGCGCGGCAAAGGCGCTCTTCTCCTGTCGTGACAAAGAGTTAATCATCGACGGCGGTGCAGGATCGGGCAAGACCTACGTGTGCCTCATGAAGCTGCATCTGGCACTGCTGAAATACCCAGGAGCACGCGCTCTCATGGTGCGCAAGACGCACGCCAGTTTGAAAAGCACCGCATTGGTGACCTACACGGAGAAGATCCTGCATCCCCTTGACCATGTGAAATACTTTGGGGGCAATGCGGTCAAGCCCTCACAATTCATCTATCCGAATGGCTCTGTATTGATCGTGGGCGGTCTCGATCGCTCTGAGAAGATTATGTCCTCAGAATACGACATGTGCTACGTGAACGAAGCGACCGATCTCTCGCTGAATGATTGGGAAGCCATCACGACCCGCTTGCGTAATGGCAAGATGCCCTATCAGCAATTGCTAGGTGATTGCAACCCACAAGGTCCGCAGCATTGGTTAAAGCTCCGCATGGATAGCGGTACGACGATGCGCCTCCCAAGCCGCCATGAGGACAATCCAACCGTCACACAATCCTATCTCGATACGCTGGCAGCCCTCACAGGTGTTCGTCGTGCTCGTCTCTTCCTTGGCCAGTGGGCATCGGCTGAGGGTGGCATTTATGAGGATGTCTGGAATCCCGCCATACACCTGATCGATCGATTCCCGATCCCCGATGCATGGCCACGCTACCTCTCCGTTGACTTTGGTTTCACGCACGCATTCGTCTGTCAGTGGCACGCGGAAGATCCCGATGGTCGTCTCTACCGCTACCGCGAAATCTACAAAACCAAGACGCTCGTCGAGGATCATGCCAAGGTGATCAGAGATGTCTCGCGGTGGGGACAGGACGGCGGCGATCCCATTCCTCGCGCCGTCATCTGTGACCATGATGCCGAAGATCGCGCCACGCTCGAACGATATCTGAACCTCTACACGATCTCCGCGCATAAAGCGGTATCCCCAGGGCTACAGGCGGTCGCCGTGCGCATGCGACCAGCAGGTGATGGCAAGCCGCGCATCTTCCTCTTGCGCGATAGCCTCGTAGAGCGTGATCCTGAGTTAGTCGATAAGAAGCTGCCCACCTGTACGGAAGAGGAGATCGAGGGCTACCGCTGGGATACGCGGCAGGGCATGAAAAAAGGCGATCAACCGGTTAAAGAGATGGATCATGGATGTGATGGTTTACGCTACGCTTGCTCACATTTGGATCTGGGTGGCAATGACCGCATCGAATATGGCGCACAACTGTACTAGGAGGCACGCATGGATATTGGCACACGCACGTCTAACGCCGCGACGCTCATCGCACAGACATCGCATCAACAGGCGATGCATAGAGCATGGTCGGCCTACACCGGCACACTCCCCGATCCGCTGATTGTGGTAGCAGGCGATCCCAATGATAACGTGAAAATCAATCGCTGCCGCCCGATCGTCGATAAAGGCGTCTCATTCCTGTTTGGCAAGACGTTAGCGATCAATGTCGATGCTAATGCGGAAGTAGGCGCACAAGACTATCTTAATGCCTGCTGGGGACATGACGATAACAAAATGGTGCTCCTCTGCAAATTAGCCAAGCATGGCGGCATATCGGGCAACGCATTCGTGAAAATCATCCCTCCGTCAGCGCAAGGAAAACCGTGTCGCATGGTCGTCTTGGACCCCCTCAATTGCGAGGTCATCACGGCACCCGAGGACATCGATACGGTCATCGCGTACACCATCACGTATGACACGATCGATCCGCTTGACAGCACCCCCACCCAAAAGCGTCAGGTGATCCAACTCGATGATCCCGATGGTCTTGCCATTGCTGGTGAACCTGACGACGATGCTACCTGGATCATCACCAACCAGATCAAGCGCGGCGGTAAATGGGTTGCCTTGGGAGAGCCGCAAGTGTGGGACTATCCCTGGGCTCCGATCGCCGACTGTCAAAATCTCGTCAATCCTTCCGAGCATTGGGGGACACCTGATCTCACTGACGATATCATTAGCATCAATCAGCAACTCAATTTCATCGAATCGAATATCGCCCGTATCATCAAACATCACGGGCACCCCTATATCTGGGGAACCGGTTTCAAAGCCAGTGAATTGACCATCACGCCTGGCCGTGTCATCGTGTTGCCAAGCCATGATAGCAAGCTCAACGCATTGCAAGCGTATGGCAATATCGCCGAGATCATGGCGTTCGCGGAAGATCTCCGTCAAGACATGGATGAGGAGAGCCGCGTCCCTGCCGTTGCCCTCGGTCGTATGAAAGATTTACCACGCGGTATCAGTGGCATCGCCTTGCAAATGCTCTTCCAACCATTGATAGAGAAGACCATCGAGAAGCAGCGATTGTATGGGAACATCATTCGTGACCTCTGCAAACGCATGCTGGTACTTGGGGGCTACGATTACGATACGGAGATCATCCTCATCTGGCAGGATCTGTTACCAGCGGATGACATCGCCGCCGCGCAAGTCGCTGCCATCTACAGTCAGCTTGGTATCAGCAAGAGTACGATCCTGTCCCGTCTTGGCTTCGATCCGGATGTGGAAGCGACACAATTGCAAGATGAGCAAACGCAACAAGTGACGAGCTACGCGCAAGGTCGAGGGCTACCACCACCAGCACAGCCAGTGATGGCACCACCTGCTGAGACTGCAAACGCTGCGAATGGGAAGCTGTAAGCATGGATAAAGGTAGGTTTCACACACCAAACTTTCTGCATTTGCCGCGTTGGTATAAACCGATAGGGGATATCACGACAAGT